GCAATAAGCCGTGCTGCTGATATTGATAACTTTAATTATCTCAAGTTTTCTACTCAATTATCAAAGGCACAGTACTGGGAATTTAAGCTGGAATCTATTGCAGAGACGTTTGCTGAGATCAGAAAATATGCAGAATTAAGCCAAGCTGATGGGTCTGTAAATTTTCTATACTTAGAAAACTCATTAGATGCTGTTAAAGTTACATTGCCTAATGTAGGGACATTACAATCGACAGGGCGTATATTAAATAGTACCCTAGGATTTCCTCCACTAAATGAAACGCCTAGTGGGTTATCAGAATGGGATTTGTTTAACCTTGACGCTGATAATCAATGCCAATTTTCGTTTGAATCTGGACCTGAATTTACGTTAACTTGTGTTAGCGAACAACAAATACAGCCATTTAGCAATTTTCCTAATCTTTATAAAAATTTTAGCATGGTCGGTCTTAATTTATATTCTGGTCGCAATCTACAAGACTTACGTAGCTTTACTGCACATGTAACCAAAGGCCGCATTTCTACGTTATTAGATGCTGGCGGTTTGGGCTGCGCTTGCCATGCACCTGATATTTTTCTTGATACCATAATTGATGCAGAAGATGGTATTGGTAAGTATGCAAAAATTGAAGGTGTAGACCAAGATCAGCTAACCAAAACAAAACGTTTCTGTCGGGTAAACAAATTATTTATGGATGGTATTATTGCTGATACAACCAATTGGCGACAGTTTTGGGTTGATGCTGCACCTTTTAGCTTACTAGAATTTGCTCGTATCGGTGGTAGAGAAACTTTAATTCCTGCCGTACCATACGATGCAAATACTGGTGCGATGAATAGGCGAGTCAATATATCAGCACTGTTTAATCAGGGCAATATAATACAAGATAGCTATAAAGAAGAACATCTTGATTATGGATCAAGTGTTCAAGATTTAATTGCTACAGTCGTGTACCGTGGAGCAGATGTAGATGGTACATTTTCGGCTAACCGTGCAGTAGAAGTAAAGTTAAGAAATGCGGTAGAAGCTGATGCGGTACGTGAAACCTTTTATGTTTCGCAATTTGTTTCTACTCAACAGCAAGCTATTCTATATGGCAAATTCTTATGCAATATAAGACGACACATCAAAGTAGGCATTGAATTTACGACATTTCCTACAATGGACCCAATTAGCCCAGGTGCTTTTATATATGTTGATATTGGTCAAAATAGCTGGGATGGTATTCGTACAGGGATTGTTGGACCTGGTGGCGCGTTAAACATTCCATTGGATAATGCATTACCAAATGCTGCTTATGAATTTTTACTATATCAAAGTGGCAAAGCAGTAATTTCTAGAACTGCTACTACAAATAATAATATTGCCGCTGGATTAGCAGATTTAGATGGATATTTATTTGTGCTTGGTCAAAAAACCACTACCAGACGTGTATTTCGAGTAACAGAAGTAGATATGGATGAAGAAGGCGAAATTACTGTACGTGGCACAAACTATCCATGCACAAGTGATGGGTTATCTGAAATTGCAAATTTTGAGGATGCTATTTTTACAGTGACCGGTGCGCTAGAATAAAAAGGAATCACGGTTATGGTATGGCTTTTTTTACTGGACGCACAGGTGCATTATTTCTTATATCAGCAGGAAGTGGCGAATATAATCCTGTTAGCTCTGAACAAGCACTTAAATTGCGTGATTGGTCACTTGAAACATCTTTAGAATTACTAGAAACAACGACTATAGATACAGCGGTAAAAAGCTATACGCCTGGATCATCTAGCGCAACTGGTAGTGCCACGGTTTTATATTATAGACGCGAAGGCACAACTAGCACTGAGCCAGGAGTTCAATTTGATTCATTTTTGAATAAAATAATGAAAACCACTACTGCTGGTGTAGTAGAAGCAGATCGCGTTGGGATGGTTTTACGAGCCGGCACTACTGTATCAGGAAGTGATATAAAAGATGACATTGCATTTAATGCTTACATAACTAGCGCTTCAATGCAAGTATCAACAGGCGAATTATCGTCTATATCAATTAATTTTACAGTAGATGGACCATTCCGTGAACTTGTTGACGCATGACATTTTTTTTAGGTCATTATGGCAAAATTAGTTTGCGGCGTAAGGCAGCAGGCACTTTTAATACAAAAGTAATACCGGCTGATATTAATACTACCTTAAATCGTTTTGGATTTGATGGATCAACTGAAAATTTACTCACAGGTGATCAAATTGTAATTACAACAACTGATGCTCGTGGCCTTGACTTTTTACCAACTACAACATGGCCTCAAGGCGGAGGCGCCACACTAAACATGGTTGTAGCATATTGTAATGTTAACGCACTTGGCGGTTTAAGGCTATTTAATACTTTTAGCGATTCAATAAATAATGACCGCGCACAAGAATATCCAGTCGAAGCGTTTGCTGGTGCTGCCATTGAAATTTCTGTGCAAATTTATGGATCAGTAGAACGCATTTTAGGAGATGTGACAGGTTATAGATTTAATACTGATAGAGATGCTATGGATATAACTACTATGTCTGATAGATTTAAGCGTATGTATAGCGCGGGATTAATTAATGGTTCGGGTAGTATTGATTGCTTATTCAATACTACAAGTAGTGGCCTAGTTGAAAATTCCCTATTAATGCTTCAATTAATTACACGAACTGATATTGGTAGCGAATTTAATAGTTATTTACAACTTACCGATGATTCAATTTATCCAGACTCGCGAAATGTATATTATGAATTTTCTGCAATGGTTACCCGTACAGGTATTGAAGTACAATCTGATCAAGCTATAATGTGCGCCATAGATTTTGTAACCACCGGTGAAATTAAATTGCTGCTTGGTCAACCAAAAGGGTATATACTTAAAGAAGATACCGATAGACTGCGACAACAGCAAAGCCTAGACTTCCTATTAACGGAAGTGACCGACTAAACTATAGGAAACACTCACTAAAACATGGCTGACCAAAGGATAACAGAACTAACGCAGCTTTCTGAAGCATCTGTTGCTGCTATTGATGTATTGCCTATTGTTGATATAAGCGCTAGCGAAACCAAAAAGGTAACAGCCAAGGATTTATTTGAAGCTGGTGCTACGTTAGCCGATAATGCCAGCATTGATTTAATAAAACTAGATCAGTCAAGTGCGACTAAGATTGGCACCACAGCATTGGCTGATGGTGCGATCAGTGCGCTAAAATTAGCAAATAATTCTAGTATTGTTTATGATTCAGTTGAACCGGCATCTAATAATTTTACTGGTCGTGGATTTGCTAATAGTACAGATAAAAACCTAAAGATATATGACGGAGCGGCATATCAACAAATTATTTTACCCGCTGCTGGTATTGCTGCTGATGCAGTCACCACTGCAAAAATAGTCGATAGTAATGTTACTACTGCTAAGATTGCTGATAATGCAGTTACAACTGTAAAGATAGCCGATAGTAATGTTACCACGGCTAAGATTGCTGCTGATGCAGTCACCACTGCAAAAATACTGGACGGTAATATTACTACTGCAAAATTAACTGATAATGCAGTCACTACCGCAAAAATACTTGATGATAATGTTACTTATGCTAAAATACAACAAGTAACTGCAACAGATAAATTATTGGGTCGTAGTTCTGCTGGTGCGGGAATTATTGAAGAAATACCATTAACTGCCGCTGGACGTGCATTACTTGATGATGCAGATGCTTCTGCACAACGTGCTACGTTAGGTCTTGGTTCGTTAGCCACCCAATCTGGTACATTCTCTGGTACGCATTCTGGCACCAGTAGCGGCACTAACACAGGAGACCAAACTATTGCATTAACGGGTGATATAACAGGTAGTGGCACTGGATCATTTGCTACAACAATAGCCGATAATGCAGTCACTACTGCAAAAATACTTGATAGCAATGTTACCACGGCAAAAATTAATGCAGCTGCTATTACAGGTGCTAAATTAGCTGCTAGTTCTAGTACAGTAGTAAGTGGTAATGCACCAACAGGTAATGGGGAATTCACTGGCCAACAATGGATTAATACTAATACTGGATTAGCTTATGTTTGGACTGGTGCTCAATGGTTACAACAATCCGGCGTACAAAGTTTTGTGTTTAGTGATTCTACCCCATTAACTTTTAGCTCCACTGTTAATGCTGCTGGAGTAGCAACAATAACAAGTGGACTGGATGTGCAAAATGCAGCGACAATATTTAGTGGGCCGACTGCTGGCAGTGCAGCTACACCTACATTTAGAACTTTAGTTGGCACTGATTTACCTATTGCGACAGCAAGCGTAAATGGTGCGATACAACCCGGTACTGGCCTTAGTGTTACTGGTGCTGGTGTATTAAATCATACAAATACTGCAACCGCAGGAACATATACCAAAGTAACTGTAGATGCACAAGGACATATAAGCACCGGTACAACACTAAATGTTAATGACATACCAAATCTTGATGCAAGTAAAATTACCACTGGAACATTTAGTGGTGCTTTTCTTGCTTCAAATAGTGTAACTGCTACTCAATTAGCTGATTATGGAATTGCACAAGTTTCTGAAAGTGCCCCAACACCTGAATTTGCAGGCCAATGGTGGATAAACCCATCTGACCGCTCTGCTTATATTTGGGTTGGTATTGTATCACCAGCGCCAAATGGTTATTGGTTACTTGTGGGTTATGGCTCTCCGACACAATTAAATTTACGTTTTGGCGGAACATATAATGCCACTACTAATTTAGTAGTATCTTTAAACCAATTTGGTACTGAAGCTGGTTTAACGGTTGGGCAAGCATTATCAGCACCAAATCCGCAAAATAATGGTGTTTATTTAATTGTTACTACTGCCGGCACTGGTACGTCACCGGCTCCTGTAACTGCATTAGCAAATGGTGATTGGGTATTATCACAAGGCACCGGTGCAACCTTTACCAAAGTTGGGGTGGTGTCAGGCGCAGCCGGTACATTTAGTGATCACCAGGTTTTATGTGATGGCACATTTTTCAACCCTGATATGACTGGTGTGGCAGATGTCCGAGCGGCATTAAATTTATTATGGGGTAGGGCACAGATTGCAACTACTGCTCAATATGGTGTAGTACTTGAATCCACTGAGGTATTAGTTGATAACAATACAGGTGCAATGAGTATAGGAGTTGTTGACGATGGTAGTTACTAATGCCACATCGTAAAGAAAGTTTTAATTATAGTGCTGAAGATATACCTATTGGAGGAGTGCCGGGCGATATATTAGTAAAAATCCAAAGTGCTAATTACTATACCGCTTGGCGTGATTTAACTTATGTCTTTGAATATTACGATGTGGTTTTAGATGATGGGGAGTATTAGACTAGTATGGTAATCCCATCCAATAGGAGTTAAGGGAATGGCCTCCACACATAAACACCTACGCAGTAGCACTGCTCATAAGCGTCCTACTACTGCTATTGCAGAAGGTCAAATTGCGCTTGCAACGAATATTGCAAGCCCTGGGTTATTTTTTAAAGATTCGACAGGTGCAACGATCATAAAAGTTGGTCCTGTACATGTTGGCGCCACAGCACCAAACGTTGCACCAGCAGGTAGTGCAGGTAATAGCACAGGTGAAATCTGGCTTGATACAAGTTTAACTCCAGTAGGAGTAAAAATTTATGATGGCAGTTCATTTGTAAATGCAACTCCTATTGGCAGCACTACCGTCCAAGGATTATTGGAATTAGCAACAAATGCTGAAACCCAAGCTGGTGCAGATTCAGCTCGTGCTATTACATCAGCAGGATTACAAAGTAAATTAAGCGATAGCATCAGCATTACCAGTTCAACTACAATTGCTAGTGCGACAGCAGTTAAAAGTGCTTATGATTTAGCCAATGCCGCATTACCCCAAACTGGTGGTACAATTACTGGTAATTTAGAAATTGGCATAACGGGTAGTTTAAGTTTTGAAGGTGCTACTGCCGATGCTTTTGAAACTACTATTGCAGTAGTAGATCCAACCGCCGATCGTACTATTACGCTACCGGATACAACCGGCACGATTATCACGACTGGCGATACTGGTACTATTACTAGCACGATGTTGTTGGATGGTACAATACTGAATGCTGATATTAATGCTGGTGCTGGTATTGTAGATACTAAATTAGCAACTATAAGTACTGCTGGAAAAGTTAGTAATAGTGCTACCACTGCAACTAATGCAAATACTGCATCGGCAATTGTGGCAAGAGACGCAAGTGGTAATTTTAGTGCTGGCACTATTACGGCAACACTTAATGGTAATGCGTCAACTGTTACAACCAATGCAAATTTAACCGGTGATGTAACATCTACTGGTAATGCTACAAGTATTGCTCCAGGCGTAATTGTTGATGCTGATGTAAATGCTAGTGCTGCAATTGCCGGCACTAAGGTCAATCCAAGCTTTGGTAGCCAAAACATTACTACGACTGGCACTAACACGGCCGCCAGTTTTATACCAACCAGTAGCACAGTTCCTACAAATGGAGTTTATCTTCCTGCAGCTAATAGCGTAGCCATCAGCACTAATAGCACTGGGCGACTGACGATTGATAGCAGCGGCAATATTAACATCGATAGTGGCACTGTTTACGTTGATGCTGTCAATAACCGACTAGGCATAGGGACTACGAGCCCCAGTACGCTACTTCATGCTGCTCAATCCAGCTCTGGATCTACAGTAGTTGGGCGTATTGAAAATACCAATACTGCAGCCGATTCAGATGCTGCATTAGACTTAAAAACGCCAAACGCTACTTACAGCTTAAAAGCAAAAAGATCAGGAGCAAGATTCGATTTTGAGGTTGATGGAAATCCAAAACTTTCCATCGACACCACCGGGCGATTAGGGATTGGCACTACGAGTCCTGGGGCAAAGCTGCAAATTAATCAAAACACCGATTCTGCTGCCGCATTTTTAACTGTTTCTGCTTCAGCAAACACAGCATTAACAACCG